CTCAAAGACGACGCCGTTTTCGGCTACCTCGACCGGGTTATTGAGGCATTCGTACCGAACAGGAAATGAAAAACGTTTCGGTGGAACTGATGCTCGACGAACGGCTCGCGCTGGTCGTGGGGGTGTCCGTGGCTGGCTACGACCAGATCACATCGGTGGAAGACATCGAAATCAACACGGTGAAATTATGCAACATCTACACCAATCACACGGTCGACATCACGCACCTGTCCGAACAGGCGGGGCCGCTCGTGCTCGATTACGATCAGTTGGCGCTATGGGTGCTGGAAAAGATCTAGACCCCACCATGCTGGTAGATGGGTTCGACGACGCCATCGTGGGGATCATGCACAACACGGAACCGCCCCGCGTGGTGTACGACATCGACCGGATGGTAGAGATCCTCTCCGCCGACATGACAGAGGAAGAAGCGCGGGAGTATCTCGACTACAACGTGCTGAGCACGTGGGTGGGCGAAGGTACGCCGGTATACGTGCACCGTGCTAACAAAGAAGACATCACGTATATTCTGAACTAATGAAAAACGCAATCGACACATTCCTTGCAGCACAAAACGTGCGCATGGCCAAGTTAGTAGACCCGGACGCCGTTATGGTCAAAAAAACGATGGCCAAGCTGGACATGACATTAGATTATCTCGAAACGCTCGGCGAAGACCCGAAGGTTTTCCGGAGTCCCAAAGCGGCTCAAAAGGCCATCCGCGAAATGCGGAATCTAATCCCACTGATCAAATGAGCAACACTCGATCACATGAGTTTGCGGCCAACCCGGGTCCCGGCGAGTGGGGCGGCATTTTGAATAAATTGCTGAAAGCCGTAGACCAAGACGCCGAAATCAAAAACCTGCGTAAACAACTCGATGAGATTATTGGTCTGAAGGACCAACTCGTCGCGGAGATGAACAAAGCGGGTGAAAAAGATCCCGCGGTTAGACAGGTGGAAACATCGGTCGCGAACACGGACAACCACATGAAGAAACTAGAAAAAACGTATACGTACGACGTGGGCGCCGTGATCAAGAAAACATTGGCCGAATACAAAAAAGCCGACCCCAAACTGTACGGTCCGGACGACAACAAAGCAAAACAGAGCTAAGGATGAAAACCGCACTTGACGTCTACCACGCAGAACTTCGCCAGCAGGAGGTAGCGCTTGCTTCGAAAACCGCGGCCGGGTTGGTCAAAAAACTTCAGGCCAAAACCAAGGAGTTGGACGCCGCCATTGAAGCGTACAGGCAGAACTTCTTCCTAGCAAACAGTTACCACACGAAATTCGGCCATGCTTTGCTCACGTCGTATTCAGCCATCAAATGGGGGTACGCGCTGACACCTGAAGAGGAAGCCGCCCGCACCAAACTGTGGCAAACGTACGCCACCCCCGAACCTTACGACGTGCAATTAAGGGGATACTTCGCGGAGAGGTGGTACGATGTCGCGGCAATTCAAGCGGCCGCCAAAAGAATCAGCAAATTCGCACAAAACCTACAACCATGAAACACGCCATTGACCTTTATAACCAGCACGTAGCGCTGGCCGGTGTCGACTTGGAAAAAATCCGGAAAGCCTTGTACGCGGAGGGAAAACAACTCCGGGATTTTATTTACCAAGATTGGAAGCTCTCTGAAAAGATGTTCCTCGATCTGCTGGACGCGGGCCGCATCGAAAAAAACGACGCCAAGGCGTTGATGAAACAATACGTCGAAGCGGTTAACGGTATGGCACAGGCCGCGCACAAATACCAACAAGACATCGACAAATTGGTAGAAACAATCGGCAAGTATAAACACACTTACCAATAACCATGCAAAACGAAATCAAAGAGTTTATGACTCGCGTATCACTCGCGACGGACTACCAAGACGCCGCCCGCCAAGCGCTGGAGGCAGAAAAGAAAGAACTTCAGGATTGGTACAAAAACAAGTGGAAGACGGCCGAAGATGCCATCGACGACTTGCAGCAGAACAAAGGGTCGTTCGGGCCGTCACCGGAAGAGGCAAAAGCGATCCGGGCGGATTACAACCTCATGATCAACAAGTTCGTCAATGCGGTGGCGGATTACAACGCTGCGCACGGCAAACTGATGAAACGCCTTAACAAGAGTTGACCGTGGAGCGCTTCGAATTCAAAAACACCGAGCGGGTCGAACTTGCTGCTTTCGACGAGAATGTGGTATACGACCAGATCGCGGACATGTACCGCACATGGACCAACGCGGTACGCAAGCCCGCACAGGAACTGCAGGCCACGTACGGGATCAAACCCGGCGACGCCACCAAACTGAAAAAAGACGCGGTGGCACTGTCGTTGGAATTGGAAAAGGCCCTCGACAAAGCCGGGGCGGTAATCAAAGCGATCGCCAAACTCGAAGCAGCCGTGGGCAGGAATCGATAAAAACCCAACTTCGTGATGAAGAAAGCACTGGAAATCTACCAACAGGAAATTGACGCCAAGCGCTACGAATTCGGCGGCGGTTTTGATGAATCGGCGGCTCTACAAGAACTCACCGTCTACACGCGGGGTTTATTGTCTAGGGTCAATCATAAAGAAAGGGCGCTAAGTCAAGGCATATCCTTTTATCGAACAGGTGCTTCCGAATTTTCTATTGACATCAACAAAATGGGGAACGGTTATATTCATTTGAATCTGTTTACCAAAGTTGAAGTATCCTCTCGGTCATTGGCAGATCCACGGGCAAACTACCAAACCACATCCGCAAGGGTGGTCAAAAACAAAAAAACACAATTCAGAGAACTATATGACAACGTGGACAAAGCCAAAAAGAAAATAGCCACGTTCGTATCAAAATTGCCAAACTGAACGCGGGGACGGGTGCCCTTTTAAAAGGGCAGAGTGTTCTTTAACATCTTTTAACATCTTTTAACACATCGGGGTATTGTGTAACAACTGTTTCTATTTTTTCTTTGTACCACAAATTCGCCGAAAGGCACTAATTTCCTAATTGATGAAACATCAAACCCGCCCCCTGAACCAAGATGGTTCATTTGTCAACAACTTGATGGGAAACAACACCACCACCCCTGTGGTCGGTGAAATGTGCACTATCTGCGGTTACAGCGACCGCAAGGTATACGAGGTTATCGCGGTATCGGAAGACGGCGCCGCATGCACGGTCCGCCGCGTAAAGACCAGCCGCACCGGCAACCGCGACATGAGCGAAATGCAAACCTACGAGTACACGTCCAACCCGAACGGCCACACGATGGAATTGATGTGGTCACAACGCAAAGGGCAGGACACCGGCAAATGGGTACAAGTGTCGCATACCATCGAATTCGCCCCCGCGGTGCGGCGCGCGGCGAAAGAAGCCGGTCACTATTTCATCACCGACGTGCTCACGCCGGAGCAAAACGAGGCGGTGTACGCCGGATCCCAAAACGGCCAACCCGCTAACGTCGTGCCGGGCATCACCAAGGCAAAAAAGATTTACTACGACGTGTCAGTAGTGTTTGGCGACGCCGACGAATACTTCGATTTCTCATTTTAACCGGGGCTTCGGCCCCTTTTTTTACTTTTCTATCATGAAACTTACCAACGAACAAAAGGAAAAACTCATTGGCGCCGTGGAGGCGCTGGTGGATCTCCGCAACGAGGCCAGCCACGAATTCAGGATGCAATACGAGCAGCCCGACATGGATTTGAGCCGTTATCACCGACTGATCGACGAGTACTTCGCCAACCGCAACGAATTAAACGGATTTATCGCCACCCTCAATTTTCCCCAATCATGACTTCTGAATTTAACCGGTGCATCACGTGGCACGCCACGAAAGAGCACATGCCTAAGTCCAGCGCCGAATTGGCTGGTAACTGGCCCGACGCGCACGAGGCCGTGCTCGTCGTGGTTCACGGCCCGGACGGACGCCGGGTGGACATCGACCACCTGACCATGTTCGCCAACAGTTACGGCTGGTTCTTCCTGCAGGAAGACGAAGAAATTTCTCATTGGGCGTACCTCTCAGATTCTTTTTTGCCATGAAACGACCCTATCTATCCTACAGCGCCCTAAAAGCGTTTGCCAAATCGCCCAACCACTACCTCGAGTACGTGACGGGCCAATTCGAAGAAACGCCCGCCATGGTGTTGGGGCGCGCCATCCACGCGCTGGTGCTAGAAGGCGACGACGCGTTCGCGGACAATTTCGCCGTTAGCCCGGAAGTCGACCGGAGAACGACCGCCGGAAAGGCAGATTGGGCGCTTTTCTTGGAATCGAACGATGGCAAGAGTATTTTAACACCGGCCGAATACGCCAAGGCCAAGGAAGTGGCCTCCCGTGTCCTCGCCGATCCGGTGGCGAAGCTTATTTTAGGGTTCTGTCCTGAACGCGAAATTAAGCACACGAAGGATATGTTGGGTTATACGTTTACCGGTGTGGCTGACGGGTTGGGCCCCAGCACCCTGTTGGACATCAAAACCTGTTCGGACGCCAGCCCGGAGGGCTTTTCAAGGCAGGCGCACAACCTGCACTACCACCTGCAGGCCGCCCTGTATTGCCGCTTGTTCAATCGCGACGCGTTCTATTGGATCGCCGCAGAAACCACACCGCCATACAATGTACAGGTGTATCGGCAGAGCGCAACCGCGGTAAACCGCGCGGACTACATGCTACAGACAATCACGGAGCGTTTCAAAGCGTGGGACGGTTTACCATGCGGATACGCCGACCAAGTTCTTGAACTCAATTTGCCTAAATGGGCCTAATCATGGAAACCATGCCATCCATCAAATCGACTTCCTACCCGGACCGCGCGTCGCGGGACTTTAACGAGTGGCAGCAAGACCTGTTATGGGAACGCGACCTCGAACGGCTCCTCGAAGATTTCAAGCGTTCGATCGGCGAGAAAGTACGAGCCGCCTACTACGACCGCAAAAAATGAAGCAGTTGTACACCACCAAAGAATTGCAAGTGTTGGATGGGACATCCACGGCAGTCTACCAAAACGCCCGAATCGTAATCGAACAGACAATAGAGACAGTATATGTACACATCTACACGCACTAAACGTAGCACCATGGAGCGCGCCAGCATCGTGGGGCCCGTGCTAATGGTCCGACTCACCGGATCGAACGTGAAATACCGCATGACCACCAACATACGCACCGCCGACGAGGTTTTCGAAGCCATAGGGTTCGGCAACGACTTGAAGGAGTGCTGGCTGGACATGTTCGCGGCGTTTAACGACGCCCACGCCAACACCTACGTGGTGAACGGCCGCCTTAAAGGACACGACATCAAATGGCTTGAAATCATCTAATACCATGCAGTCAAAAATCAAAGAAGTGAGCCCGACGGGCCAAACGTGGAGCCAAAACGGAAAGACCTTTTACGTGTACGACGTAGTACTCGAAGATGGCACCGTGGGGCAAGCCAACAGCACCAGCAGCGACGGCACGCCGTACAAAACCGGAGACCTCGTAGAGTACAGCGTCACGCGTGAGACACAGTACGGCAAAACGTTGAAAATACAGAAAGCGGACGCCCCGGGGGCGCAGGGGTCACCACAGGGTGCAGAAACGCAGAAGCGTATCGATGCATCGTGGGCCGTGGGACAGGCTGTCGCACTTGGCCACAACACGGAGGAAACTATCATGACCACCGCGTTGGATCTGCTCAAAGTGCGGGACAAAATCATGGCGGCTCGATGAACATGGCGGAACACATCCACAACGTGCGCGTCTTCATGCGGCGCGGCGTTGTGGAGTTCTGCGAAAACGGCATGGTGTACTCGCGACCTATGACCGTAACGGAGTGGTCCAACCTCAAGGCGTACGTAGAAACTCTAGATGCAGATGCGCGACTTTAAGGGCATATGGATACCGCGCGAGGTGTGGGAGCACCCGGGCTTGGCGTGGTACGACAAGATCGTGCTGATGGAAGTCGACTCACTCACGAAGCGGGACATGGACTGTTTTTTCAGTGATGAACACCTCGCGGAGTTCGTGGGGGTGTCACAGCGCACGATCCGGAACAGCCTTTTGAGGTTGGAACAGGCCGGGCTGCTGGAACGTACCGGGTTCGACGGCAGGAAACGCTACATGCGGTCACTCTTGCCGGGCAACGCGGCACCGGATGCCGGGCAACCCGGCAAAACGTGCCGGGCAGATAGGCAGCCCTTGCCGAAGAAAAAAACCAATGAAAAAACCAATGAAAAAACCGTCGTGATCCCGTGGGAATCACCGGAGTTTTTGGGGATGTGGGATACTTGGAAAGAAGACAGGCGCGGGCGGCGCATAAAGCCATACACCGCAACCGGCGAACAGGCCGCCCTGCATAAATTGTTCAATGAGTGCCACGGCGACGTGTCGGTGGCCGTCGCAACCATCCAAAACAGCATAGCAAATGGATATCAAGGACTTTTCCCTCCAAAACAAAAACCTGTCCAGCAAGGTATCGATCTGGACCGGCTCGCCCGGTGGACTGCTGGCTGATCCCCGGGCACAATTCACGCCCGATCGAGCACAGGCGGAGGGCACCAGTGTGTCGCGTATCAAACGCACTCCCGAATTGAAGGCGTGGTTGTTCGTGCGTGTTGCGGCCATGGTGCGCCGGGTGGACGCTGCCAAAACGCTGTCGCGGCAGGACGAAATCGAGGATTGCGTCGAAACGATCATTGAGATGTGCCCCACGCTCACGATCGAAGAATGCGAATTGGTGTTCCGCGACATCGAACGCGGCCGGATCAAACTGTACAACCGACTGAAGATACCGGAGGTGATCGATGCGTTGATTCAGTACGACGTGGACACGGCCACACCTATACGGGAGCGCAGACACCGGCCCGACTACGACCGCGACGCCCCCCGCATGTCGGCCGCGCGGCAAGAATTCCTTTCTTTGTCGGAAAGTGACATCCTAACCCTTGCACATGGCACTGAAACGAAAAACACGCGCGACAGCGAAAGCGGCTCTTGATCGGGAGTTCAGCCGGTACATACGGCTACGCGACAGCGACCCCACAGGTTGGGGGACCTGCATCACCTGTCAAGAGAGCGTTTTCTGGAAAGACGCCGACGCCGGGCATTTTGTGTCGCGCACCATCACCAACACCCGGTGGGATCCGCGCAACGTGAACATGCAGTGCAAAGGGTGCAACATGTCTCCCGGAGGCAGGCAATGGGAACACGGAAATGCGATAGACGCCAAATTCGGGGACGGCACGGCCGCGGAGTTGACGGCCAATTCCAGGTGCACGGTGAAGTTGTCGCAACGGGACATCGAAACACTCATCGGCGATTTGCGCCGTGTTGTCTTAGAACTTGAACTCACAAAGCAGATATAATATATGGTTCTCGGAGAACTACGACGGGCTGTTCAAGTTCGCCCGGCGCTACCATCGGTGCCCCACCGATTTGCTGCACACGGTGTACTTGCGCATTATAGACCTGCCGCACCTCGACCAGATCCTCGACGGCAAACCGTGGGGATATCACATCCTAGCCTTGCACCGGCAGGCCACCACGGGCGTGTTTGCCAAGGAGTACCGCGTGCTCGACTTGGCGGTGCCGGAGGTGCCCGACGTGGTGGATGTTGCGCCGGTGATACGGCGCGAAGAGGTCGCGCTGATTCTCTCGCGCCTCCCGTATTTCGACCGGACGCTATTTGAAATTAAATTGAGCGGGTACAACATGCACCAATTTGCCAAGGAATCCGGCATCAGTTGCCACACCATGTATTACTCATTGCGCAAAACCGCGCGCATCCTTAAAGAACACATCACATGTTCGTGAGTCGCACCCTTGCAGAGGGCCGTTTGACGATTTGCAAATCGTGCCCGCACAGTGTCATGAATTTGGGGGTCCGCACGTGCGGCCCGATCGGCCGCCCCACCCCGGTGGAGGGCGGTTCGCTCTGCGGTTGTGTCATGGAAATAAAAACCAAACTGCGCACGTCAAAGTGCCCGATCGGAAAATGGCGGGCCGAAGTGTCGGATGCCGACGTGGAAAAGGCGCAAGCGTTCCTCGCTACCAATCCCAGCCGCATCAAGCACAGCGAAGTGCGCGAGTTGTACCGGTTGCATGCAGAAATCACCGGCAAGAAGCACCCGGTCGCCGCGTGTTCGTCGTGTTTGGCCGACGTGATGCAGGAAATGCGCGTAGCGCTCAAGGAAGGCATCCGATGAGAGAGTGGTACGTGCTTGCAGATCTGAAAGATCACCCCGCCAACCCGCGAAACTATGGCGCCGCGGAGATTGCGCGCATGGCGGAGAGCCTGCGCAAGTTCCCGGAGATGTACGCAGCGCGCCCCATTGTAATCAACAAGGGCCTGTGGATCCTTGGTGGGCATCTGCGCGCCAAAGCGCTGGCCACACTCGACGGCTACCGGGAGCCCATGCGAGGCCGGTATGTGGAGTGCGAAATGGTGGATTGGCCCGAAGAGAAACAACTCGAATTCCTCATACGCGACAACAGCCACATCGGCCGGTGGGATTACGACACGCTGGCGAACGTTTTCCCCACGGAGGCCGTGCTGGAGTGGGGCGTGGTGTTGCGTGAACTAGACGAAAAATGCCCAACATGTCAGAAACCGTACTAACCAAAAAGGAGCAGATGCTCGAAGCGCTCCAGCGGCACCTCGGCATCGTGTCTACCGCGTGCAAAGCCGTGGGAATTTCGCGGGTGACGCACTACCGGTACATGAAAGACCCGGAGTACAAGGCCGCCGTTGAGCAGATCACGGAGGAAGCCGTAGATTTTGCCGAATCGCACCTGTTGAAAAAGATCTCAGAGGGCGACACCACGGCCACGATTTTCTATCTCAAAACAAAGGGCAAAGCCCGGGGATACGTGGAGCGGCAAGAAATGAAGATACAGGAGGTTAAACCGTTGTCGTGGTTCAATGAAGTACGCGAAGACCTATCTGGACTTCAGGAATAGCGCCACGCGCGTACAGGTGCATCAGGGGGGCAGCCGTTCGGGCAAGACCTACAGCATACTGATGGGCATCGTGGAATTGTGCCACCGCAACGCAAACAGCGGGGCGGTGGTGACGATCTGCAGGAAGACCCTACCCGCGCTGAAGGCTACCGCCATGCGTGATTTCTTCGAGATCCTAGAGCGTGAGGCGGTGTACGACCCGGTTTTGCACAACAAAACAGACGCCACCTACCAATTGTTTGGCAATTTGGTGGAGTTCGTGTCGATCGACCAGCCCCAAAAGGTGCGCGGGCGCAAGCGCGACCTGTTGTTCGTGAACGAGGCCAATGAAATCTCGCTCGAGGATTGGCGGCAGTTGGTCCTACGTACTACGGGCCGCATCGTTATAGACTACAACCCATCGGATGCCTACCATTGGATCTATACGCACGTGATCCCGCGCGAAGACGCGAGTTTCTACAAGAGCACCTACAAAGACAATCCGTTTCTGCCGCAGAACGTAATAGACGAAATCGAGCGACTGCAAAAGGCGGACCCCAACTATTGGAAGGTATACGGACTAGGAGAACGGGCAGATCTGGTCAACGGGGTGTACAACCACTGGACACAGGTACCCAGCGTGCCCGCGGGCGCTAAATTGGTATCATACGGGCTGGATTTCGGTTTCACGAACGACCCCACGGCGCTGGTTGCCGTGTACGAGGCCGACGGCTACATCCTCGACGAGTTGGTATATGCCCCGGGGCTGACCAACAACGACATAGGCCGGGCCATCCGCGATTTATGCGTACCCGGGGTGCCGGTGGTGGCGGACAGTTCAGAGCCAAAATCCATCGAGGAGATCCGCCGCATGGGGCTGAACATCCACCCCACGAAGAAGGGCGCCGATTCGGTGCGCGCGGGCATCGACCACTTGCGCTCCCGTCCTTTGGCGGTCACGCAACGCAGCGCGAACGGCATCAAAGAACTGCGGGCGTACACGTGGATGGTAGGTCGGGATGGGAACCCCACGAATCACCCGGTGGATGCCAACAACCACTTTCTCGACGCCGCCCGATACGGCGCCGGGTGGAAACACGCGCGACCCAACTACGGGTCGTACGCGATCGGGTGACGAGTGTTTTTTAACACATTTTAACAGTTAACATATTGTGTAACAACCCCCTGTGTATTTTCTTTGTAAAACAATCGATGAAAAACACCTCTAATTCTCTAACCATGACGAAGCAATTTTCCTACCAAATGACCAAAGAGCAGGTAATTAACCATAAAAACTACTTGTCCACGGAGTATGCTTCGACCCGCGTCTACTACGTCGGGCCGTATGTCGCACCGGGGCAGACATCGTGCGAACAGATTATGATGAAGTTCGGCGAGTGGTTGGTAATGTTGCAGGAAGTAGGCGGAGCGTGGGTGCCGGTTAAAGCCAGCCACATGCAATCGGGCACCAATTATAAGAACCCCTATACATGGTTTGAGAAGAAACTCGCTAAAGCATAATTCACCAAATGAAGCAAACAATACACGCACTCGTAGACTTGCAATTCGGGTCTACAGGCAAGGGACTGCTGGCCGGGGCGCTGGCGATCCGGGAAAAGTACGATACCGCCGTAACGGCGTGGATGCCAAACGCGGGCCACACGTTCGTGGACGAATACGGCCGCGCCATGGTGCACACGGCCCTTGCCAACAGCATCGTGTCGCCCAACATCAAGCAGATTTTAGTGGCGCCCGGCAGTGTGGTAGATCTGGCCGCGCTGAAAAAGGAATGGTACGCCGCGGCCGCGTTGGGGTATGTCAGCGACGTGTACATCCACGAAAACGCGGCGGTGCTCGATCCGTCACATGCAGAGTGGGAGAAGAACCACGTCGTTGGCATCGGAAGCACGCAAAAGGGGTCAATGGCCGCGGTGGTCGCCAAGTTAAAGCGCGACCCCTCCGGTTTGGCTACCGCCGGTAGGGTGTGGGGCGTCGACACGCTGTTGGCCCAACAAGCCGGGGTTTATGGGCTTACTATTCAGGTGGTGAATCACGACGGGTACATGCAAAAACTGCGCAGTGCCGAAAAAATTATACTCGAGGGTGCGCAGGGGTACTCGTTGGGTATTAATAACGGGTTCTATCCGTATACCACCAGCCGCCAATGTACGGTGGCGCAGTTGTGCAGCGACACGTTGGTGCCGCCCGGTTTGGTGGACGTCACGTGGGGGTGTGCCCGCACTTTCCCGATCCGGGTGGCGAACCGGTACAACGCTGGCGGAGAACTCACCGGGTGGTCGGGACCGTGTTATTCGGACCAAGAAGAGACCACGTTTGCGGCGATCAGCCAAAAACAAGAAAACACCACCGTCACGGGGTTGCCCCGGCGCATTTTTACGTGGTCGGACATACAAATGACAGAGGCGTTGTACGCCAACCAATGCGGGGAATTGCGGGTTTTCCTGAATTTTGCCAACTACCTGCCGCAGGATCGACGCCGGGATGTCCTGCGTGCGCACGGTGCCACAATCGCACGTTGTGGCGCCCGCTTGGCAGCGATCGGCTACGGACCGCAGGCTCAAGATATAGATTGGGATGTCACAGATGCTTGCTGAACGCCACAACACGGGCAAGGTGCCTATGTCCATGGTGGACCCGCTGTTCATACAGGAGGTAGCCCGGGTATGTGCGCACGGCGCCGCCAAGTATGGCCGCGACAATTGGCTGAAGGGCCAAATGTACAGTGTAGTGCTGGACAGTCTGCACCGCCACCTCGCCGCGTTTGAACTCGGCGTCGACCACGACGCAGAGTCTGGATGTCATCATTTGGCACACGCGGCGTGCAATTTAATGATGCTGTTACATTACGAAGATTCACCCAACAAATCCCAATACGATGATCGCATGTACCACGCCGATCGTCCGTGAATACCGGACACTCGCGCAAGTTCCCCGTTGGTCAATTGTGCGGTTGGTGCGCCAGCAGTCCGTGCTCGAACACACGGCGCTGGTTGCCATTTATGCCGACATGATAGCCGATCTGGTGGAGTACACCGGAGACCGCGCCGAACTTATGCGGGAGGCACTACGTCACGACCTCGCCGAAGTAGAGACGGGCGACTTGCCCAGCCCCGTGAAAAGGCGACTTGGCCCCGCCGCGATCAGAGAATCGTACGAGTCGGAAATTTTGGCGGTGCGCTATGGCATCCACGACGGACCCGCGGACAACACGATGCACTGGATTATCAAGGTGGCCGACTTGACGGAGGCGGTGTTGAAGTTGACAGAGGAAAAAAGCCTAGGCAATCAAAGCATCACTAACGTGTTGCACAACCTCCTGCAGATTTTGGACGGTGTGATATCGGGCGCGCCGCTGAACCACGACCGCAAGGCCGCGCTGTGGTCGGCGATTGAACAGGCGATTAAACACGAATACAGCGGTCAAGACGGCGTGCAAAATGCGCACGTGGAGCGGGGTTCGGTTTTATTTAGTGAGGCATTATCGAAGTGATACCCAGCGCCCTGTCTGAAATTAGTGTCGCACAGTATCAAAAACTGTACGAATTGCGCGACGATCCGGTCGGGGCGGTGGCGTACATGCGCGGTGTTCCACGTGAAACCATGGCCAAAACGGCGCACAAAACCGTGGCCCAGCATGCGCGGGCCCTTAAGGCGCTGCTCGAACAGAAGCCCAATGAATTGCAAACGCGGTTCGTGTTGGACGGGGTGGAATTCCGCATGTTGCAGGATTGGGCAAACGTGACCACGGCCGAGTACATCGATCTGGAGGCCTATTGCATGGATCCGATAGCGAACGCCCACAAAATCATGGGCGTAATTTATCGCCCGGTGGCCAAGATGGATCAGTGGGGGTGGTACGCCCTCGAAGAGTACGTGCCGGACAAATACGCGGAACCCATGCGGCGCGTGCCCGCGGACGTGTTCGGCGCTGCCGTTCTTTTTTTTTGTCTGAACGCCGACGCCTACAAGACGATTTTACTTCACTCTTTGTCGCGGGGGGTGCTGGAAGTGCAGTCTCAAGCCATTACGGGTGGTACCACACCCTCTACGTCATTGCGGGCGAAGATCCGATCAAAATGGACGCGGTGGAAAAATGGCCGATCCGCCGCACCTACACGCACCTAGCATATATGCGAGACCTGAAAAAACAACAAGATGCTGAATATAGAAGAATTCGTAGATCGATGTAGGACGTTCGCCAGCGGTCACGCGTTGGTGCATAGTTTCACCCATGGACCGGTTAAAGACATGGCGCTGGACAAAGCGGTGCTTTATCCCACGATGCACCTTTCGTACATGTCGACCGACTACTCAGAGGGCGCCAAGACTTATTCATTCGACGTGTACGTGCTGGATGTTCCCGATCAAAACACGGACCCCGACCACACCCTCGCCATTCTGAGTCGGGCGGAAGGCGTGCTGGAAGACCTGTTGTCCGACATAGAGCGCGGACACGTGGCGTTCGCAGCCCCGCACAC